CCATCTGCAACAAATATATCTTCATCTAAGTCAATACCAATTTCACAAAAAACACAATTCTTAATGCGCTTAATTCTTGTGCCAAAGATATCCCTCTGTTTGTTTATCGGTACTTTTTTGGGTCTTCTTTTCCTCAATACATTCACTCATAACTGCTGCATACCCGGCTATGTCTAAAATACTATCTTGATGATTTGGTGTTTCTACTAATCTAGCAACCTTTAATCCAACCATCATCAGAGCAACTTGTTCTTCAGTTACATCTGATCCTAGTATAACAGACCATATTTTAGCGATACGGGTATGGTTTTCTAATACCTTGCCATAATGCTGCCCTCGACTATTAAGGGCAACTTTACAAGCATCTAAAAGCTGAATTTTATTCATTAGAATGGTATCTCATCATTTAATTCAGTTGAATTAGAAAGTGTTTTATCTTCAGCATTTCTTGACGATGCGCCAAAGGATAAACTCTGAACATTTAAAGATAAGGCAGTTTTAGCAACACCATCTTTTTCATATTCCCTTGTGGATAACTCACCAGAGATAAACACTTGTTGACCTTTTTTAAGACTATCATTAAGTGCTTCACCTCTTCTTCCCCAGATAGAACAATCTAACCATAAGGTTTTTTGCTTATCACCAAAACCTACATTAGAGCCAATAGAGAAGTTACAGACCTTGTTTTCACCTAAGTCTTTAAGTTCAGCATCTCTAGCTAATCTTCCATCAAATACACAATTATTCATTATTAAGTTCCTTTTTTCTGTTTGTGAATATTTCTAATTCTTCATCGGTTGTTATTCTATTTTGTGCAGAAAAGTTTTTAACCCAATAAGCATTAACCTCTTTAACAGTTTTGCATTTGGATAACTCTTCTTTTAAGTTAATTTTAGGGGGGTCACCAACGTTGGAGGAGGTTTTGTTAGTGACCCCAGAGGTCGCAGGTTTATGAGAAACAAGGGGAGAACTCCCACGACCTCTAAGCGAACTGTTCCCATCGTCATCTGCTGATCTTAGACCGAACATAGTCATAAGAGCATATCTTCTTAAATAACTCAAACATGAACCATATGATTGGTATGTCTCTTTTTCTGTTTTTAATTCCATCATACTTTCAAAGGATTCATCACTTTCTAAGTGCATCACTCTGGTGACTAAATGATCTATTGAAACATATTGAATAAAGTCTAAACCATATTGCTGAATGTTATCCAAAGCATTTAGAACATCATTTAAAGTATTATATTCTGATTTAAACATTGGATTTTTACCAGATTTATCAACTTTAGCTTCTGCTCTAAATCGACCTATTGCTCTAATTAAAAATTTTTGTTTGTTTTCTTGATTTTTGAAAACACCATCTTCATCTACTAGAACTCCCATAATTTCCTCGCTTTCTGTAAATATTCATCGTCTAGTTTCCATTGGTAGGCATGATCCCAATCTGGATCAACTATTGAAGCTAGAACTTTTGGATCATCACTAAACCTCAATAGATTTTGTCTAACTAATGCTTTTTGTCTCATTTCCTCAAGGCATTTAGCTAGATTATCTGCTTTTAATTCATCGCAGTTAAAGGGTGTATATAATACAGCTTCAACTTCATTTATATAACATATAGATGGAGTTATCTTTAATGCATGATGATAGATAGCTGATTGCATAACGTGGTTCTTTTCTGGTGCTTTAGGAAGTGAACCTTTTGACCAACCTTGAGAACCATCTTTTAATAATCTTGTTTTTCTAGGTGCTTTGGTTTTCATTTCGCAAAATATTGTTTTAGGCACAACCAAATCCACATAACCTATAATATCAACATTAACACCATCAAATCTTGTAGTTATCTTTTCTTCCGGGATAGCTGCAAAAAAACCATTTTCTAATAATACATCGACACCATTTTGAACCATTTGTGGGATAATGCCACGATATTTAATGCGCTTTGCTGCATCTTCATTAGCATCATGCATATCAAACTCGATTTGAGCTTCTCTGGTCGCATCATATGTTGGAATGCCACATAAGACGTTCTGAACAGCATTATGAACAGCAGAGCCTAGTGCAGCATTCTCACCTACTACTATATTGCGCCTATCCTTGCCTAAATGCAGATATTTAAATATCCAACTAGGTGTGGATGTTAATAATTGTGATGGACTAAGGTGATCTAAATCAACACTTAACCATTCTAATCCGATATCATTATTGTCACTCATAACTAGGATACTAATGGCTATTTTTTTAAAATCAATAAAATAATTTACAAAAAAGATATTTTTATGTTTGACATAGATAACCATATCGGTAATAATCCACTTATAAACAGAAACAAGGAGAAAAAAAGTGAATATTACAATTTTAGAAAGTAGAGTTATTAGATTTATGGGAAATCATGCAGCTGAGGTTATTAGCTCAGATAAACTAGAAGATTTAATTTCTGATAATATGTCTGGTAAATTTTTTAGAGGTTTTAAAAAACTTATATCAGACCCTAAAAGAACAAAGGGTGTTTTAGCAAGTCTTGTTAAAAAAGGTTTAGTTCTAAGAGATGATGATGGTTTTGAGCCTTATTTTATACTTACTGATTTTGGTTTAAAAACGTTTTGTTATTTAAATAGCTACACAACTAAATCAAGGGAAATGGAGTGTGCTTAGGCACATTCCTTTTTTATGGGAGAAAAAACAATGATTAAATTTATTAAAAACTTTGGTGTTTATTTTTTAGAGTTAGCATTTCTATTTATGTTGTTTGGATTTGCTTGGTTTTTACTAGTAGTGTTTGGATAGGGGAAAATTATGAGTTACAAACTTAATTGGAACAGAGATGTTGATATTATCGAAAATGATTTTAATGGTGGTAGTGATTACATTTTAAATTTACCTAAAGGTTTTAAATTTACACATGATCTTTTACAACCAACTCATGTTAGGGGATATGATTTAAAAAGAGAACTTTTATTTGATCTTAAAAATATAACATCGTGTGATTGTGAAGAATGTAGGGGAGCAAACTAATGAACAATTTAGAATTATTAGGAGAAATAAAAGGGCGTCTTGAAAGAGAAGTTTGGTATCAAGAATTAAGACTTAATGCTAAAAATCCTGCATTTCAGATAAAGCAAGACAAGGATATAGAAATTGCAATCAACAGAAAAGAATTGGCTGAGGGGATTGTAAAACTAATAGAAAAGGAAGCAACTTTATGAAACTTAAAGATTGGTTATCCACCAACCACATATCCCAAAAACAATTTGCTGATGCCTTATGTGTCAGCAATGTAACTGTTAACAGGTGGATTAATGGGCAAAGAACTCCATCAGTAGATATGATTGTTAAGATTGAAGATATAAGTAAATCAGAAGTTGGTTTGAGGGATTGGGTCAATGGGTAAAATGCAAAGAGATAAAGGTGCTAGATTTGAACGTGAAATTGTCAAAAAGCTAGAGTTCCACGACATTAAAGCAAAACGTGTTCCTTTATCTGGTGCAACGTGGCTGAAAGGCGATGTTATAGCTAACCTTAATAATGAGGATTATGTTTTAGAGCTAAAGAAAAGAGGTAATGGTTTTAAACAGATCTATGAATGGATTGAAGAAGCTGATGCTTTGGTGATTGCTGCTGATAGAAAAGATCCATTATTGGTTATGAGATTAGATGATTTTTGTGACCTTTATAACAATAAGGAAAAATCCTAATGAACAGACCAATGTACGAAAGCAAAGCTGATTTAAGACGTGAAGAAGCTGTAATAAGTGAGTTTTGCAAGATATATAACCTAGAGAAAAAGAAGCTACCATTCACGCAGAAAATAGATTTTGCTCTGTATAAAAGAGATAGGATTTATGCTTTTGTGGAAGTCAAGTGTAGAGTTTTTAATAAAGATAAATATGAGACTATGTTTATTAATCTTGACAAGGTGCAAGCAGCTAGAAATTTATCACATTTAACAGGTCATAGGGTTTTGCTTTTGGTTTGTTGGGCAGATGTTATGGGTCACATAGATTTTACAGAAGATTTTGAGGTTCAGTTAGGTGGCAGAACAGATCGAAATGATGTTTTAGATTTTGGTATTGTAGCGCATTATCCCATAGATAAA